CCTCTCCATCCTCGGCCCGATCATCGTGACTGCTGCTGCCCCGCGACTACAGTTCGGACAGCCAGCGACGCACGAGCAGCATCGATGATCGGTCCCAAGAAGCGGCCTCAGGACTGCGGCTTCAGGCCTGGCGACAGCCACCTTATCGTCAACGACATCACCCAGCGGGCGAAGGCCTTCAGCTTCTCTGGCCAGCTGCTGTGGGAGATCCCTTGCCTGGCCCGTGGGCAGGGGTCTGACTACGACTGGGCAGGCGTCGGAACCGATACGCCCCCGGGCCTCTACAAGATCGGCGCGATCTACCGCGACTATGAGATCGATCCGGTGCCGGTCTACAGCCGCAACGTCATGGCCTATGGCTGGTACAGCTTCGACCTGGTGGAGCTCGAGGGGCAGGAGCAGCGGCACGGTCGGGCCGGCATCATGATCCACGGCGGCGGATCCGCCTGCGGCTGGCCCGGGGCATGGGAACCACGCCAGCCCCTGGTGCCGACACTCGGCTGCATCCGTCTCCACAACGCCGACCTGCGCGACCGGATCCTGCCCCTCACCGCCAGCGGTGCTGTCTTCGTCAGCGTCTACCAGGAGGGCTGATGGAATTGGCTGACCTGGTTCGCATCTACCCGGCGGTGCTCAGCCCCGCCACCTGCCGCCACCTGATCGAAGGCTTCGAGCATCGCAACCATCTGCAGCATCGGATCGACGATGACGACTGCCGGGTCACGAAGCTGAACCTCAGCCACGACTGGCCCGAAGCGCAACTCGACATCCTCGATGCTCTGATCCCACAGTTCGAGGCCTACTCCTCTGACCTGGCCATCGGCCCACACCAGTGGCCCGACGACCTGACGCTGGAGAACATCTGGATCAGCCGCTACAACCCGCACGTCGACGAATGCCCTGAGCATGTTGACGTGGTCGACCACGGCACCGCCCGGCGGTTCCTGTCGATCCTGATCTGGCTCAACGACGTCCGCGACGGCGGCGAGACCGACTTCCCGCTATGGCGGCAGGCGCTTCGACCGAGTGCCGGTAGTCTGTTGCTGTTCCCCCCGATGTGGCCCTGGCTGCATGCTGGGAGGACGCCACGGTCAGGCCCGAAGTACGTCCTGACCACCTTCCTCCACTACTGCTGAGGCAGCACCATGGATCACCTCAAGCCAGAGCACATCGGCTTCGCCCTCTTCGTGATCAGCGAGATCATCGGGATGGCCAAGATCCGCCCCAACTCCATCACCCAGCTGGCCCTGCAGCTGCTCCGCCAGTCCTTCCCCTATCACCCCGGCCGCTGACGTGCCCTTCGACCGCGCCGCCCTCATCCGCCAGATCCGGCTGCATGAGGGCGAACGGCTGAAGCCGTACCGCTGCACCGCCGGCAAGCTGACGATCGGCGTCGGCCGCAACCTCGACGATCGCGGCATCTCCCGCGAGGAGTCGGCGATGCTCCTCGACGGCGACATCAGGCTGCTGGAGATCGAGCTGTTCCGCGCGCTGCCCTGGGCCTCGGCCCTCGATGACGTGCGACAGCGGGTGCTGCTCGACATGGCCTTCAACCTGGGCCTGCCCGGGCTGCTGCAGTTCAAGCGCACCCTCGAGGCGATCCGGACCGGCCAGTATCAGCAGGCGGCGACGATGATGCTCGACTCGCTGTGGGCCCGGCAGGTGGGGCAGCGCGCCGAGCGGCTGGCCAGGATGATGGCGACGGGCGCAACACCCCGGGAGCTGTGGCCGCCGGCCTGATCAGGCTGCTGGGCTGGGGATGATGTCGACGCCGGAGGAATGGCGCGGGCGAAGGGTCAGCCAGATCCCGCCCAGGGACTTCGGCAGGACGATCTTCTCCACCGCCCAGCCGCCGCCGCTGGCGAACTCCTCCTTGTAGGTGCCGGTCTGCAGGTGCCAGCGGGTCTCGATCTGCTGCTGGCCCGACGTGGTGACGCGATAGCAGGGGTGCGCCGCGATCGTCCTCTCGTGGTTATGCCCGTTGACCCAGACCCCCGCCTGCGGGGCCAGAACCGCGTATCTCCCCCCGCCCATGACACCCTTCGTCACGACGCCGCCCCAGGCACCGTGGTGGAAGAACAGCAGGACCGAGCGGGACTTGCCGGGGCCACGCTCGTTCTCCTGGTAGAAGCTGAACCGCACGAACCCCTGGTAGGGCATGTGGTGCGGAGCGCCCGGACCCATGCGACAGATGACGTTGTCGAGGGGGTCGACCTCGTTCCGGCCGGCGACCGCCGTCTCGTGGTTGCCGTCGGAGATCATCGCCAGGGTGCCGACCCAGGGCCGGAGAAAGTCGGCGGCCTCGCCGAACACCAGGTCAAAGTAGTTGGACCCGAGGTGCTCCGGTCGGATGCTGCTCTTGCTGCCGCGGCGGTCGTTCTTTCCCTGCATCAGGCAGAGGACATCACCGAACATGAAGGCGGCACCCTGCCGGTCGCGGCACTCATTCAGGTGCCGGGCGAGGAGGGCCCGGTTGCACTTCGGGTTGTCGAGATGGATGTCCGATGCCAGGAGGCAGTGGAACTCCTCGGACTTCGAGCTATAAGGAATGCGCACATCGAGGAGTGCCGGGCCAACCCTGATGATGTGGTGGCGCACGATCCGTCCACAATGGACACCAGCAGGGTAGCGGGCGGTCAGGCCGCGAGCATCCGGCGGACAGTGGTGCGGCTGCAGCCGAGGCGATCGGCGATGCGCTGCTGGGTCCAGCCGGCGGCGCGCCAGCGGCGGGCCCGCTGCTGTCGGGTCTCGGTGGCCCAGAGGATGATGACGATGGGCAGGAGCAGGAGAGCAACGGCCCAGGCGAGGACGCAGGTGGTCATGGCGTGAATGCGATGGAGTCGACGGCGCGCTCGGCCTGTCGATGCGCACAACCTAACCGCCGCCGCCCCGCCGCAGGGTTGGACTGTAACAATCATTCACAAATAGGGAAGGCCCCAGCGCAGTGCCGGGGCCCATGAGGAGTCCCGAGCTGCTGGATCAGATCACCGCGAAATCAGCCGCCGAGGTGGCCCCAGCGAAGCCCTGCAGCGTGCAGATCAGCTGCGCCTTCTCAGCCCCGATCCCGTCCCGGTCGAAAAAGATCGCCTGGGCCGTCCCCTGGCTGCCGTAGCGCAGGAACGTCGGCCCGGCGCCAGTCGCCTGCCGGTTCAGCTCGTAACCCACGGCAGTCCCAGCCGCCAGGCCGAAGGCTGCGCCGTTGATGGCGATCTTGTCGATCCCGACCTGGAAGTCGGCGACGAAGTCAGCGTGGGCCTGCCCGGCATGGCTGAAGCGGAATACGTCCGCCCCGCCGCCACCAAACAGCTCGTCCATGCCAGCGCCACCGTCGAGGAGGTTGTTCCTCTGGTTGCCGCCGATCCGGTTGGCTCCAGCGTTGCCGATGCCGACATCAGCGCCGGAGCCCAGAACAAGGCTGCCGATGCCGTCCTGCAGCTGGTAGCTGACGAGGGTGGAGAGGACCTGGTCCTGGCTGTTGCCGCCGACGATCACGTCCCCTGTGTGGTTGACGTAGAACTGATCCGCCTGCGCGGTGCCGGTGAGCACGTCGGCGCGGGCGGTGCCTTTGATGATGGCCATTGATGTGGATGCGTGTGGATGGTCGCCAGATTGGGTGCGGCTCCGGCGGGCCGCCAGTCTGTTGACAGATCAGACGATGTACCAATCCTGAGACAGGAGATCGGTCTGACTGGCGAGCCAGGGGACGCGATTACCCTGAACCGTGGTGATGTAGATGTACGGCAAACTCATCTTGCTGTGTTCATCTGGAACCTGCAGCTCAACGAATTGGCCGGGGCCATTCCATCCTCGGCGTGACCAGCGATGCCGAAAAGGTGAGAGAAAGTCAGCGATGACCTGTGCAAATGAGTCGTTCTGTTCCACGGTGAAAAATGCGAGTGTGCTGCCGGATTGGGTGCGGCTCCGGCGGGCCGCGGGGTTAGGCCTCCATCTCGGCGGCGATGCGCTCCACAATATCTGACGCTGCTTCAATACCTTCCGCGTACTTCGGGTGGTAAGTGTCACCGATTAGATACATCATTCGATCTGCCAGGACGCGAGCGAAGGCGGCCAGCGTATCGCCGTAATCCTCGAACACGCCGACCCGTTCTGCCACGTCGTTGAACGCTTCCCAGGCGGCCTGCGCGGCGGGGGAGAGGTCAGCCATCGGCCCCTCCTGCGGCACGGGGATCGCCCAGTGGGGAGCCCAAGCGATGAACGGGATCAGCAGCCCGTCATCCTGACGACGCAGCATCCAGGCTGCCGGGCCGTTCTTCAGTGGTCGGTCCAGCCACCAGCAGCGTCCCTGACCGTCGCAATCCTCCGGCCCCGGCACCCGCTCGGCGACCGGCACCGGCTCGACGGCAGGGCGGCCCCAGCGGGCGAGGGCACGGCGGACCATGTCGCGCCCTCTGCCGGTTGAAGGGAGAGCCAGGTCATCAGCATCTGGGACGGGCAGCCCCTGGATGCAGACCACCAGGGCGTCCACCTCTTCATCCGTCGGCCCCTGCTCCGGGACGGCCAGCGCGGCGCGGGCTTTCTTGACAGCCTGATACAGGGCCCGCGCGTCGTCGTCGGGCCACCTGCTGCCGCCGTGATCGGCGTAAGCCTTCACGAGGCATTCCAGTTCAGCGCGGAAGTCGGTGGTCATCGGTTGGCCTCCGAGCGCAACATGGCGGCAAAGTAGTCGGCGCTGGCGCTGGCAGATCCGACAGGCACTTCCTGCTGTTGCTCCAGCCATGCCGCCACCACGCGGATCGCTGTGCAGGCATCGGACAGCCAAACCTCTGGCGCGTAACTGCCGTTTACCTCTGCCAGCGCATTGGCCAGCCGCTCCACCAGCCCACCGGCAGGCGCGGGCGGGGCAACCATTTTGCTGGCGTCAGCAATATGGTCGGCCGGCTGCGGCTGCTGTCGTTGCTCCTGCCTCTCAATGATCTCGCGGGCCTCTGCTCGCCATTGCGGTGGCACTGGGTGGCCGCTGTCTTCATACCGCTTGATGGCAGCTTGAAGATCGCCAAGACGTTCTTCGTCCGCCAACCATTGCGGCTTGACGCCAATCGGCGGGGCCAGCGGCTGCTGCGCCTCAGGCTCGATGGCGCTCCACCAGATCAGCGCAGGATCGCCGACGAAAAGGCCGAGATCAGTGTAGAAGCCAGACGGCGAATGTGACTGGCCAACCCAGACACCCCTGCTGTGCAACAGGTTCGGATGAACCCGGAACAGGCACTGTGCGCCGTTGAGTGGCTTCACATCGCTGAGGCGGTGCCATCCGGCGTGGTCGGTTCCTGCCGGCTGCTGCGCGGCCTCCAGCGCCTCGATGCGCTGCAGTTGCTTGTAGCTTTCCTGCCGCAGGTCCGCGATCATTTTGGCCAGCTCCTGGATGTAGCTGTCCTCTCTTGGGTCCATCACAGCACCCCCTTGCCCAGGAGGCGGTTCGCCACCAGCTGCGCATAGCCCGCGATGTCGACCCAGCTGTCGGCATAGTCGGCGTCACCGTTGATGATCCGCCCGATCTTGTGGCAGATCATGTCCAGCGCTTCCAGCTGGTCCGGCGACAGGATCTTGCTCCGTGCTTCGAGGTGATCCCGCAGGCAGTTCTTCAGCTCCTGCGTCACCTCAGCGTGGCCCATGAAGTCTCCGTAGCGTGCGCCACGTTCGGCCAGCGTTGCATTGATGTCGGTCATCAGATGATCGTGCGAGTGTTTGCTGTTGGGTCCTGCTCCACCGCTTCGGCGGCAGCAGGTGCTTCGATCTCGTCCAGCCAGGCCGTCAGCGCATCCTTCGATGGGCCCTTCGGCCATTTCAGCCAGCTCACCAGATCTGCCCGGTTGGCGAACCATCGGGCGCTGCCTCGGTAGCAGGCGTTGAACCCACTGCCGCAGGTCTCGACCCACAGGCCCGGCACCTGGTACTGCCGGCGCTTCATTGCCAACGTTCCATCCGCGGCAGCATCGTCCCGTGGTCATGGATCACCACGGCGATCACCACCACCGGCAGCAGGAACGTCAGCAGGTTGATGATGCGGCGTCTCATCGCTCCAGCTCCCGGCCGGTCCGGGCCGCCAGCTCCTGCGCGCACGCCAGCACATTGCCAGCTCCGCCGTAGCGCATCACCACCGGAGCTT